GTCTCACTTAAAGGATATGCCCAATATCTTGGGTCCACACCTGAGTTTTCTTCTGCTGCCCACATAAATGGTTGCGGAGCATGATACAATGAAAACTCATTGGCAAAATATGTTGTTTTTCCAACATCCGCAGCCGTTTTGGTTGGGTCAAATAAAATATCATACCCCGAAAATAATCTTTTATAATCTAATAAAGCTCTTGCTGCAACATCGGCACTATAATCTTGTTTAACCGCCCCCGTAATTATAGTTTGAAAGAAACCCGACCCACACCAATACGGACCAGCACTTCTATCGTCAATATCTTCATCCTCAGGATTTTCCATATTTGGGTGGTCTATCTTATATGAACCCGAACTAATTACAGGTGCTAAGAATGTGTTTGCCGCACCTATACTTGCTTTACTTGATGAACTCTCACTTTCCGCATCAATACTTGCTTGTACTGAAGCCGCATCAATATCATCATCCAATGTTGCAGGACCACAATCACAGTCACAACTTGTACACTCAGGATATGAAATCATAGGTAGTCCTATTCGTGGGAAATTCTTAATCTTAAGAAGATACTTTACCGTAAATGCAATAAAAGCCGCCGCTAATGCAACGTAGAAAATTGCTTTTATTATCTGAAATGCAATTCTAAGAATAAGACCAATGTTAATTACAGGTCCACCAGGTACCGCAGTTGCAGTTGATTCCAATAAATTATTAATGGTATCAATTGCCGACCAAATCGCCCATATTGCAAACACAATACCCAAAACAATAAGTAAGTATTTTAAAACCGGCCAAGCCCAAGCAATAAAGTGGGCAACAAATAATAAAACTAATAACGGAAATGTTAATACGTTTATTAATATGTTAAATATGAAAAATATAAAATCAAAATTTCTAATAAGATCATTAACAGGGAATGTATTATTCGTTGATTTACAAGTTCTATCATCAATCTCTTTAATCCCTAAGTGTCTCGCTCTTGATATTCCATTTTTATACCTATCAAGAAACATTGCGGTTGTATAAACTTTATTGTAGTTCATTTCGTAGAACGTATCCTCACAATTGATTGCAGATAATGGGTCAACATAATCATCCCAATCTAAACTAAATGTATATGATCTTAATAAATCAAAATAATTCTGAGGATAAAAAGTAAAATTAACTTCTTGTTGTTGGGTATCGTCTATTGGTTCTGATACCGCCAAAATAATGTCACCAGCATTAACGGGTATAACCGTTATATCACCATAATAAGGTTGTGGTCCACTACCACTATCAATATAAATCGTAAAGTTTTTACTATTAATAGAATCATTAAATAAAAGACCACCATTCGTTGTTGCAATTGTTGACCCCGTATATTGTGGTGGATTAATAGGGAATGTCGATGGCATTATAATAGAAAATGGTGTTGTCGAACTTGGATCAAATGGATCTGTACTACTTGATGACCAACCATGTTCTTTAATGTTTGGAACTAAGAAATTTGCTCGTTGGAACTCATTCTGTAATCCACCTTCATTACTCCATTTAAATTTAAATCTATATCTTCCTTTTGTTGGTATTCCCTTTGTTGGGTCATTAGATATTACTTGTTCACCGAATTCATTTGTAACAATATAATCCAAGTTCATTGGTACATTTGCCAAAAATGAACCATCTCCATCTATAATCTTACCATCTTGTTCAAACTTATGTTCTTCAAGAACTGGTAAATTGTTTTTATCAGGATATATTGTTTGTCTAATAGATAATATTTGACCCGGCCCTGAGATTAACTCACATAAGTTACCTGTATTATTTTTTGGTTTACAATTTGTCTTAAGTGCATCATCGTTAGTTGTCGAAATAAGAGACCCCATGAAAATTGCATTAGGTCTAATAGTTACGTTTGCTTCATTGGTTAAATCAAAATCAACTCTCGTAATTCCTATTTGACAAATGTCTTCTTGACCCCAAAGAGGTGATATGTCAACATTTTTATTTAATGTTTTAATCTGTGGTAATTCACTTAAATTTGATGACTTCTTAAATGTAGACCCATTTACTTGTGTTTCAGTTGCCTGACCCGCATTAATTAAGTCTTGTGGTGTTAATGAGAAACACCCAATATCGGATAAATCAACATCCATAAAAACAGTTTGAGTTCCAACAGGAACTCCAAATATCATATAATCACCACTATCATTTGTTTTAACAGTGTATTTGTAATATTTGTCGTAAACTTCAATGTAAGTTTGATCTAATAGAACTTCTTCCCTATTTGGAAAAGTCCCTGTTGCCGAATGGACACTATATGACGGATCATGAGGTAATAGATTATATCTATAACCAGCATCATTATTGTCAGATAAAGTTTTATATGGGTATAATTCAGATATTGTTGGGTCTAACTCATCTTCTGAAGTTAATGGTACGAATATAGACACCCTAGCGTTTGGTAACCCAAAACCACCGTTTACTATAATTCTACCGACTATAACTCCATAGTCCGAACATACCTTCGTATAAAGATCTGATTGGTTAATTTTTAAAGATAGGATTTCTAAAGAATCAAAATCTTGATCTAACTTTACGTTGATGTATTTGTCGACACCTACTTGGGTCCTTATTCTATATGATTTCGGCATTAAAGTCTTTTTTGATAAATAGTTTATTTCCTATTTTCAAAAAATAGTTCTAATTAAAAAAAAATAAATTATCAGGAGAAATTAACTGTACTTAAATTGATAACTCTAACGTTTATATCTTTGTTAGGGAATCTAATTTGGTAGATTTGTGTAGGTTCTGCGAAAATTGTGTCTGCAATTAATTGGATTTGTTTTGTTGCAGGATCTAAATATTTCTGAGATGTTTGGTTTGAAGAGTACTGACCCCCAACCTTATTAAAGAATTCCATATCAGAAATACTCACTACACCATTTTCCGCTTGAATCAATCTTCTTAATTCAGATACAACAACATTTTGACCTAATTGTCTTGTTGTTGGACTAAAGTATGTTGTAATGATGTCAATAATTTTAGATACAATTGCTCCTTGGTTTTGACTAGCATCCAACACAACATCAACATTAACCGCCAAGTCAATAGGGTTCGCACTTTCAATTGAAATGTAGTCATTAATCATCCTGTAGTTTGATAGGTAACTTGCAACATTACTTTTTAAAGTATTTGATATTGTATCAGTTAAATTACCACTTGTGTCGTAAGATAACATTTTTATTTTTATCATGTTATTTTCCTCAGTAATTGCAACCTTTGCCGGTGCACCAAACTGAGAAGGCATTGTTCTAATAATTGATTCGTAGTCATTTATTGTAACCGCTCTATTTTGAGCAGAGAAGTTATATGAGACCATATTTCTTACTTCTTCGAGTGTTGGTGCGTTTGCCCCTCCAATCGCTGCCGTAACGTTATTACATTTCAATGTATTAATAACAGATCTGTTAACACTTTCTGAAGGACCATTAACAAAGAATGAAACCGTACCAATTTGGTTGATAACATTAATACCTAAGTTAGTCGCTTGTCCTCCACCAACTCTGTACTGTATAAACAATGTTGAGTTTGATTTAAGAGCGGCACCTAACGCTAAATTGTTAGAGTATTTGTTTAAGTCAAATCCTTTACCTGATCTTGCAAAGTCCCTAAGTTGTTCTTCCGCAGAAACATTACCACCACCAAATGTCATTTTTAAATAACCTTCAGGTGTGTATTCTGACGTAAACTTAGTGTTAGTTAAAATATATTTACCAACCTTAATACCAGGTTGATCAGAAACTTTAGTTGGATCTTCAATGAATACTCTGTCTTCAGCAAGTGCCTTAACTTCATACCATCTATTTTCTAAACCTAAAAATTCTTGTGGATTTGGAATTGTATTATATTGTGTCCCGTCTTTTAAAAGAACACTTGTTATACCTAAAACATTTTTTTCAGGTAAGAATAATTCAAAGAATGGTTTCACATCATTTGGTGTGATAACTCGTTTGAAGACTTTTGTGAATCCGTTTACAACAACCTCTCTTTTTGTAATGGTGTAATTTAACAGTTTACCATTAGCATCAAAGTTAGGTATTTTTAACCTATTTAATGTTCCTTCAGAATTTATTGCTGAAGCAAAATCAATGTCGTATACGGTTTCAAATGGTTGTCCCGCACCATTTACTTGGGATCCTCTTCTTAGGATACCACAATATCTTAAATCTTCTCTATCACCAAACGCAGGAACCGTTATTGAGAAATCAACTAATGCCACTGAAGGTCTTTGACCCGGAATTTTTAACCCGTAAGTCTTAGCGATATTATATACTGAAGATTTTTGTTGTGCAAATTGTAATACCGTTTCTTGGATACTTCTATCAATATTAAATTGTAGGTTA